AGCAAAGTCAATGTTTTTAATTGAAATAATTTGTGTATTGCCAGAGACTGTAAGTTTACTATTGACTTGAACTGTTTTTGCTTCGGTATGTTTAATCGTAGTTTTTTTACTCTTACCGACAGTTTCTATGTATTGACCATCAATAATAGAACGACGGTCTCCAGTTACTCGCTCTGCTTTCTTACCATTGATTTGTGTGTTCTCGTCTGTAAGAACTTCTTTCAAATCGTTGCCTTGAATCTTTGTAACACGGTCACCACGAACTGTAATATACTGGTTGCCGCTTACTTCTGTGTAGTGATCGCCTTGAACATATAACTTTGCATTACCCTTAACAGTAATCGATTGTTGCCCTTGAATATAAATGTTTTCATCACTGATTACGATTTCGTAGTTCTTACCTACTACTTTTGTTACACGAGTACCATCAGGTTGAATCTCTTCAAATGTACCAGCATTGTGATAACGATGAAGTCTACCTACACCTGGAGTATCGTCAACTTCAAATACATGCCCAGATTCAGAACGATAAACGTGGTTATAAGGATAAGAAGACCCTTTTTGATTTGCATACTTGTCTTTAACTTCGCCACCATATCTTGCGTTCGGTTCACTCCATTTTGGACGCTCAGTAGCATAATCAGCGTTTTTAGATTTTGTTGGACCAACAGCGCCGTTTAGAAATCCTGTTTTTTCGTTTGTTGGTCCATAGTTATCTCGCATCGATTTGATTGGTGGAGCTGTTGCTGTTGGAACATCATTCAGTTTGTTGTTTCTTTTTGCAATCAATGTTGCATCAGACTCAGCAACCTTTGAGTTTCTTGCAAGTCTTGGCGTATCTGGTTGATACAAACTATCAAGTTTTGGATAGTTACCTTTTGGGTCACTGAATCCATCGGTACCAATGTCTGTTGGAATACCAGCAAGTGTTCCCATAACAATCGGTCTTTGTGCTTCTTCACCATCAGCAAAGAAACCAACAACCCATGTACCTTCTACAATACCAGTCGCACTCTTACCAATACCGCTAATTGCAGCAGATGTGATATCTTGAACTGGTTGTGCCCATGGTAAATCTTTTGTTGGAAGGTCATCAAGATTGTCTGTGTGCCAACCATAACAGCGGACACGCACACGACCAAGTTCAAGAGGGTCAGCACGATCCTCTACAACTCCATACCACCAGATAAACTGTTCACCAAGATTCTTCATTATTCATCCTCATCAATTATATCACGAGTCTCTTCAACAACACCCTTTGCATATGTATCCTTTACTGCTTCAAATACAGTGAAGAAATTGTTATCCACTTTATTATAAGTATGTCTTACAGCAGTAATAAAAAACTTCGTTCCATATAATATATTTGTTTTTCTTTTATATTCTTCAACACCAGAATTTTGTGGTATATGAATGTTTACTACTTGACCAACTTCAATATCTGTATTACCAGGAATTCCAATACTTAATACAATATTATTTAATTGAATTCTTGACACAATTTCATATTTAAAAAAACTGTGTAAATATCTTGGATTACGAATTTGTGGGTCGGTACTAATAGCACTTGACAAATATGATGCTTTATTATAATTTTCGCCAATGTTAGACTGCATATAATAACTCAAAGATGTGTCGGTATAATTTTTAAAAATAGATTTTTTTGAAAATAAATTTTTATCTTTTTCTAAATGACTAATTTTTTTTCTATCTTTATCATATGTAAAAACATCTGTTGTAAATCGTTTTGTAATTGGATCAATAGTTTCTACTTTATGAAAGTATAAACCAGTTTCCATATTCTCAAGTGTATCAAATTGTTTCTCATAACTCAAATCACTAATAATTTGATATGGTTTGATTGTTTCTTGACCTTCATTTTTATCTTCAATTCTGGCATTGGTAAAATAATAATTATCCACTGGTTCTTGAGAAAGTAAACTATCAATGGTTTTAAAATGCCATCCATCATAACTTTCATAGAATATGAAGTTAGATGCTTCACTATTATCAAAATATTCTTCTTCACTTATTTTTTTATTAATAAAATCGTATTGAGTAAGTTTACCATTATTTCTCACCTTTGCTTCCATACACATTGTATTGATTGCTGTGAATGGTTTTTCACCAGGAAAAACTACATGATGATTATCTAATGTGTCTTGTACATAAAGAGATTTCTTTTTCACAATAAAAAAATCTTGTTCGTTTGGTTTTAAATATTCATTGTAAATGTTTTTAACAATAGAAGATGCTGGAAGGTTTGTGTATGATTTATTTACAGATTTTCTATTATTATTTAATATTTCTTGAGAAACTCCGTGAAGAACATATCCATCCGTTCTTTCGTTTGATTTTGTTTTATTGTCTATTTTATAAACTCTGAAAATATATGATCTTACTTTATCAAAAGTAGGAGTTCTAAAATTAATAACTAAAAGTTCGTCACCGATAATCGGTAACATTTCAACAATTCCGTTGCCATCAAGAATGTATAATTCACAATAAATACCATTGTCCATCAAATCATGGAAAATGGTAAACTCTTGTGTAATATTTTGTATTTCATTGAAATTACCACGATAATTATACAATGTAATATTTTTTAATTCGATATCACCGGGTGTATATTCCATTATTCAAAAATTCTTTCTGCTTCATCTAAAAACTGACCGAGATAATCTGTATGAAGAACTTTAATTGTCCGTTTGGATTCATTTAATCTTTCTTCATATGTATAGTTTGATACTTCACGCCTTTCTGTAGAAACAAGAGTATTGTACGTCGTTTCGTCAACAACAATTACCTTTTCTGGAACAATCGTGCCATCAAATAACACAGACTGTATTTGGATAATATGCTCATAATGATGCACTGTATTCAATGCAGATTCAACTGAACCATACTTTGATTTAACATACGCAACGAACTGTTGATAGTCCATTGGTAAATCATATTGGGGATCAATAATATCATTGACAATATAGATTACCCAGTCGAGTGTTGAATCCCCATAATATCTATCAGCAATAAATTCTATGCTTTGACCTTCCTCAATGTCATGTGTGTAATATAAAGCCGATCTACTCTTTAACAATTCTTGAATTTTGAATCGCACGAGAGGATTCTGAACAGTATGAGAAATACCATTCTTTTGAACATCATAGGATATTCTTGGGTGATTTTCGAAAAAGAATGTCATTTTTTTTACCTATGTTGCTCATTAATTTCTTTTTTAGTAATAATAGAAGTTTCTTGTAATGTGATTGACAATTCAACAGCAACGGGAAGTTTTTCTGTTTTAGTTCCACCAGTGCCGTCTGGTCTTGTATTACTTTCTTTAAAATGATATAATACGCCATCTGGATGATAGTTGACTGACATAGCTGTTAATACACTTGGTCCAATGTTATAAAGATATTCGTCATAATGAAAATCAATATCAAACTGTTGTGGATATTCAAGAAGATGTTTTGACAATGCTCCAAGTTTAGAACTTACATCAGGAGCAGAATAATATTTAAATAATGTTATAATTTTATAAATTGCTAAAGATTCGGTATAGTCTTTAGCAACTAATTTCCAACTAAACTGATGTTGTCGTAGTTCTGGTGATGAATATATCATAGCAAGATATGGATTAACTGAAATGCCGATACCACCTAAAGCACCTTTACCTCCGGGAAGAGATTCTGCTGCTGATTTAATAACTCCTGCTGCAAGAGCAGCTCCGCCTTCTTTTAATAATCCACCAATTCCACCAACAGAATCAAATGCATTTTTAGTAGCTCCTTGAACCGCATCTCTTTTATTTCCACCATTTTGAATATTTGAAACCATTGAGGTAATGGCGCTTTCTACTTTTGGAGCGAGTCCAGCTAGAGCAGCACCAGGAGCTCCAATTCCACCAGAGTCATAACTTTGATTGTATGCAGTTGACAACTGTAACGGCAATGGTAAAAATATTCTATGAATATCTTCTGAAAATGGAAAATCGTTTTTCTTCAGTAATTTATGTTGGTTTATTCTAAAAGCCATCCAATGATCTAATTCTACTATATTACGTGGAAAAAAAGTTGATTTTTCTTGTTTTTCTAAGGCGGAAGAAAGGTCGGATCTATTTTGCCTTGTAGAATTACCCTTGTCGAATTTTGGAGGTAATGGTCTAACCATCTATAAATATCCTTAACTAGAAACTGTTTTGTATATTTATAATGAAAACGCTTAAAGGCAAATATATACCACATAATCCTCATAAGTATAGAGGAGACCCAACGAATATTCAATATAGATCATCATGGGAATTAAAGTATTTCAAGTGGTGTGACTATACGGATATCGTTCTTCAATGGTCAAGCGAAGAGCATGTTATACCATATCGAAGCCCAATTGATGGTAAGATGCATCGTTACTTCCCAGATGTATATCTTAAAATAAAAACAAACAAAGGTATTGAAGAGTGGATTGTTGAGATTAAACCATCAGCACAAACAAAAGAACCACGTATTCAAAAGAGAATGACTCGTAAGTATATTAACGAAGTCAAGACATATGCGGTCAATCGATATAAATGGGATGCAGCATTAGAGTGGTGTAAAGACCGTAAATACAAGTTTATAATACTTACAGAGAATGAACTTGGAATCAAGTGAATCTATTATAAATAAGTCAAAGGAGATTTACTTTGGTTGCATATACATTTGATTCTATTTTAGCAAAAGGTGTTCGTGCTGGTCAGATTCCTGCTCGAACTAATGCTGCTCGTGAATGGTTTCGAAAAGAAGCAAAGAAAACATCAGTAACACCTGAGTCATTAATGAAAGAGGATCGTACACAACTGAAGAATCGAGCCACTATTGGAAAGATGTATTTGTTTGGTTATGATCCAAAACATAAGAAGACGCTACCATATTACGATACGTTTCCGTTAATCTTTAAGGTGCAGAATGTTCCTGGTGGTTTTCATGGCATCAATTTGCATTATTTACCACTACCACTTCGTGCGAAACTGATGGATGCTTTATATGATTTAACGACAAATAGCAAATACGATGATTCAACTAAATTGAAACTCAGATATAATATATTGAAAGGCATCAGCAAGTACAAGTATTACAAGCCGACATTTAAAATGTATTTAAATCAACATGTGCGTGGTCGTTTTTTAGAGATTAGTTCTACAGACTGGGATACAGCATTGTTCTTACCACTAGAGCGTTTCAAAAAGAGTTCCAAGTCAAAAGTTTGGCGTGACTCAAGAGCAATGGTATAAGGAAGATAAGATGGCATTTAATATTGACGCATTTACTGCTGAGATGCATAGTGTTGGCTTTGCAAGACCAAGCGACTTTGAAGTTGAGATTGGTGGCGATATTCTTTCAAAAGTTGGCAGCAGCTTTGGATTATCAAGTTCATTGATGTTTCGTATCAGCAGTGTAACATTACCAGGAAGAAACGTAGAACCTGTCGTATATAGTGATTATGGCGTGCCCTATAAAATGGGAGGTCGTTTAAATTATGTTCCATTAGATATTCAAATTATATGTAGCCCAGATTTAAGAGAACGTGAGTTCTTTATGCGCTGGCAGGATCTTATTGGTGGTCTTCATCGCAACCCAAATCTTAATACGGATCAAAAAAGAAATCAATTTGACATTGGTTATTATGATGATTATGTTTGTAAAAAAGGCATTACGATTTATCAATTAGATCAGCAAGGATTCAAAACATATGCGATTGATTTGATCGATGCTTTTCCAGATTCAATAACCGCATTATCCATGAGTTGGTCACAACCGGAAATGCAAACACTCAATGTTATTTTAAATTATAGATACTTCGAAGAAAGAGACCAATCAAAACTCGGAACACAATTACGCATTGGTAAAGATGGGCTACAGATTGCTGGTGGATTAAATCTACCATTTAGTGTCGCTGGTATTAAGAATCAAGCGAGAACAAAACTTAATCCGCAAAAGATACTATCATCATTTGGACAAAAATCTGGAGTGAACTTTACTGGGCTACCAAAAATAGGAAATTTATTTTAATATAATATGGAGATTATGCTATGGCTTTACCAAAGCTAGTTACACCTGAATTTGAAACAGTGATTCCATCAACAAAGGAACCAATTAAGTTTCGACCATTCCTTG